AAGAAGTTCTTGGTATTGGACTATTGGCGTCCCGTGAGCTGGAGCCAATGGAGCGCCTGGTACCTAATTGAAGACGAACACGGCAAGAATTACGAAGTACCGTACTTCCACATCCTAATTCAAAAAGAAAGAGGCAACGCAAAATACGTTGGTACCAAAAGATGAACTACAAACAATTCTGCAAAAACATCGGATACACCGATAAAGGAACTCGTGACTGGAACAATGTTAAAGTCCGAGCAGCATACGTAAAAGCATTCCGCCCATTCTTCACGCTTACGGAATTAGGTCGGCAGATGGGTAAAAGTCACGCTACTATTATCCATTACCAAAAGCTAAAATTCCCAAGGGATACCTTTTACGAATCAACATTAGAAATAGCGCACAATCTACGTGGCCCGCTTCCAGAACCGGAAGAAACTGAAGAAGACCGAATGGTTACAAGTGTACTCAATTACGATTATTTGCTTGAGCAGAATGCTAAACTCGCCACCCAGGTAAAAGAACTTGAAGCGAAGTTGGCAACGCTTAAACAATTCGTCAATGGGCTTTAGCGTTAATTTCTACCCTCTTTACGGTTTTCTTTTGGGTGCTAATTGGAGCAAGACTGAATTTGAGGATTGTAACCTACATAGTTTGGAGATTTGCCTTGGCATTATCTTAGTCGAAGTATTATGGGAATCCTACCCCGATTAGCAAAGCGCCACGAGGACTGGTTGCGTATGGCGAGGTCGTTTGGTCTTGACCGTGACGATGCTCACGACTTAGTGCAGGATATGTACCTGCGCTTGTATCAGTACGTGGACAACCCCGAAAAGCTGGAATACGGAGACGATGACGTTAACACGTTTTTCGTGTACATCACCTTGCGGAATATGTACCTGCGGGAGATGACGCAGCGAGCAAGAATCAAATTCGTATCAATAGAAGAGTTTGACGATAAGGAAGAGATTTATAACATAGAGTCAGACCAAGCGCTTACGGTGCTTTTAGATGCCGTAAAAGGCGAGGTATCTAAATGGGATTGGTACGACAATAAGTTGTTCACGATTTACCACGATGGGGACGTATCGCTTCGTAAGTTATCGGAGGCAACAAAGATTTCACTAAGGTCTATTTATAACACGTTGAAAAATGGAAGAGACAAAATCAAAACCAGTTGCGAAAACGAATACCAAACGTGGGCGGAAGCCAAAGGGACTCGGTGACCGTATCGAGCAGATAACCGAAGCCACCGGAATCAAGGCGGTAGTAGATTGGTTTGCGGAAGCCACCGGGGTAGACTGCGGATGCGAAGCACGTAAGGAAAAGCTGAACCGATTGTTTCCAAGCAAGAATCCTAAATGCCTGGAGGAACCTGAATATAAATGGCTTGACCAATTCTACAAGGAATACAGAAGCACCTTGTCGAGTGACCAAAGCAAAGAGATAGCAACAATGCACGCACGAGTATTTAATCACGCCTACCACGTGCCTTGCGGATGCAACCCGAAACTCTGGAAGCAATGGGTAGAGGAACTGCGTTCTGTTTATACTGCCTATGAAGGAGAAGGAACTATTTGAGTTCCTTAAACAGAACTACCTGCCCGACTTGACAATGAGCGAGGAGGCGTTCTCGCATTGGGATTGTTTCTCCGCCAAACACGCATTTGAAATTGAGTTGAAGTGCCGGTTAACGCACTATGACGAATTGCTTATTGAAAAGATTAAGTACGATGCTCTGATGGCCAGGGCTGCCAAGTACCAAACAAATCCCATCTACATCAATTCAACGCCAAAAGGTATTTGGGTATTTAGGATAGCAGGAATCAAAATAGAATGGATAAAGAAGCAGCTACCCGCAACAACCGAATTCAAAAGAAAGCATTGGGTAGAAAAGGAAGTTGGGTTAATACATATAAGGGATGGTAAAGAGTTAGGGCTACGGCCCTAATTTTTTTTCTATAATGTTTGGTGTATTGTTTTTTTTTATATGTTTGTCGAAACAAAACACCTAAAACAATGAATCAAAAACTCCAAGACCTCATCATTAACATCACGGTTCCCCTGGCTTGGGTTGCCCTGTGGTGTGTTGCAATCTTTGTTGTATTCCTGCTTCCGCAGGCAATTTGGAATGTGCTATGCAAGTAACATACGTTGACCTGATGGATGCTGCGGCAGACCAGAATGTAGGCCCGGAAGATAACTTCGATACGGTAACTGCTTTTTATGAAGCGTTTGCTGCTTGGGCAGGATTCAAAAACGTAGACGAGTTCTACGACTGGCGCTTAGAATTAGACGGAGAATACGAACAAGGCCCCGATGGGAATCACTTCTACGGTGGTTTTATTCAAGAGCCAAGAGAAATCAACTTTCCGGAAGAGTTCGATATTTCTTCATTGTACTTACGTGCGGAGTTCCGTGCAGAAAACCTTGCCTGGTAATGACTACCGTAGAATATATGCGCCTGCTTGCCAAGCAGTACGGTAGCGACATTCCACAAGAGGAAATGAACAAGGCAGTTAATTACGAATCGATGCTTCTGGATACTGCCTTTAACAAGGGCAGTATGGCAGCACACGATAAAATTAGAAATATGCTATGAAAATCATTGAACTATTAGATGGTAGCACCTGGGACAGAGGCACCATCCTTGAAAAGATGCAGGACGATTCGTTTTACTACGGACACCTGGCAAAACACGCTTTATCCTCGTCAGCTTGTAAGCTGCTACTCTCGTCACCAAAAACGTACCACTACGTTACGAAGTACGGCCAAGATGAATCAGATGCCTTCACGGTAGGGCGGTTGGTTCACCTGATGGCTCTGGAGCCGCACCGGATGCAGGAATACGACATTATCGATGTACAGAGCAAGAACACGAATATGTGGAAGGACGCTAAAGCAAAAGGCGGACAAATCATAACTAGAAAAGAATACAACGAAGCCCGTAGGATTGCAGATGCCCTGCTACGCAACGAACACGTATTAGGTTACATTCAGGGCTGCGAGTTCGAGGTTCCTGCCGTTGGTGTTATTGAGGGGTTGCCCTTCCGGGCAAAGGCAGACATCCTTGGGGATGGATTCCTTGCCGACCTGAAGACAACTACCGACCTGCGTGCGTTTCCCTACTCCGCCAAGAAGTACGGGTACGACCTCCAGGCGTTTATCTACACCCGTCTATTCGGAGTGCCTATTGATAAGTTTATATTTATTGCCGTAGACAAAGCGTCACTTGATATTGGCATCTACACCATCTCCCCCGACTTCTTGCAATCGGGAAAGGAGAAATTGGAGCAGGCAATCGCACTGTACAAGGAGTTCTTCCTGGGTGTGGAGGAACCCGAGCTGGACAGTTACACCATTGTTGGTAAACTCTAAATAGGGCGAAATCGCCACAATTAAAATGAAACAGACAGCAGTAGAATGGTTTTCAAATGAATCTTGGAAACTTAAAATTCAATTAGAAAATAAAGAAATAAGCATAGGAGAATACGCAGTTACCTATGTAAAACTAGTTGATGAAGCCAGAGAAATGGAGAGGGCGAATATTATAGATGCCTATCTTACAAATCCATTAGAGGCAAAGTGGAAAAACATAGGCACTGATTACTACAACGAAACCTTTAACGCTAACGAGAAATGAAAATAGTAATAGAAGCAAATAAAGGAGAAAGACAAACACCTGAAGTTATTATTGATACAACTCATTGTTGCTATCCATACGCAATTAGAGATTCGATAAAATTGGCATTAGAACTTGATGGATACGACAATGAAACAATAAATGAAGTGTTTGGGTGGGATATGACTGACAAAGAATTTAAAGCAGAAGTATAACGAAACCTTTAAAACCAACGAGAAATGGAAAAGACAGCAATACAACTTGTTTACGACTTAGTTAAATCGGGACTGACTGCTAAGGAAATAGTAAACGCCCTTTTAGCAGATGAGAAGCTACTACTTGAGAAGGAGAAGGAGATTATCGTTGATTTCACCATCAAGCATAGCGATGACAAGGTCGAAAAGATTGCCTATGATTATGACAGAACCTTTAACATCAGCGAGAAAATGAAAACACCAATTGAAATGCTGAATGCTATAATCGAAATGCAAGAAGCGTACTATGGGCGTGGAAGTGATACCCATATGGCATTAAACACCCTTGCTAAAGAAGCAAAGGAAGTGGTAAATTTTTACACAGCCAACGAGATACAATTGCCAAGTGAAAAGGAGATTATTTTAGAAGCAAAGCGTTATGAAGGTTATGAAGAATCTATGGATGAGTTGCGAGCTGAACAAGCATCTTCAAGATATCACGGATTTATTAAGGGGGTGAAATGGATTAAAGAATGCATAACCCTTAACACAAACGAGAAATGAAAAACTACTTTTCACGATTGAAGAATCACGCAGGGTTACCGATTGCTATTGGTATTGCGTTATCATTTTTTGCCTACTCATATCTTACCAAACCTTTGGCTGACAGTATTGCTTTGGGATTGTTTTGCAGTTCGCCAATATGGTTAACGGTATTGATTTCAAACTTTTTTAATGACTAACACCAACGAGAAATGAAAACACTAACATTTGTAATTGCAGACCGCCTGGATGAATTAGCTGGAGAATGGTCTAAACACACCCCACAATGCGAGGCGTTGATGATGGCAGCAAAAGAGGTTATGACCTTCGAGCAAGAGGAAAAAGACCGAATGGTTGACTTTGCCTACAAGTACGGGGACCTGACCATTCGTCAGATTTCAGATGCTTTTGACAATGAATACAAGAACGAGAAATGAGCGATAAAAAAAGCAGCGGCATAGGATTCGGAGGAGTTCTTACCGTATTATTTGTGGGATTGAAATTGACTGGGTACATTGACTGGTCTTGGTGGTGGGTGACTTCACCGATAACAATTCCTATTGCGATTGCGTTTACGATTGTTTTTATTGGAATTATAATCAAAATGGTTCAAGAATGAAAATTACGGTTGAGTTTAATCTCCCAGACGAGAAGATAGAATACGAGTTGTTCAACGATGCCTCGAAGATGCACTCGGTGTTATGGGAAATGGATCAATGGCTCAGGTCTCAGATTAAGTATCCGTCTGAGAAAATTAGCGATGACGAATACAAGACCTACGAGAAAGCAAGGGCTCAGTTGCACGAGTTTATGGGTGACCATAACTTTAATTTTGATTGATATATCCATCATTAAGTGCGTTTTGCTGCACTAATGAAGCATTAATCCTACACGTTATGAACTGCCAACCTAGCAAGGCAATATGGATGATTGATGCCGTGATCAGTTACAAGAAGGCCAGGAAATCACAAACAAAGAAGGTGTGGTTCAGCAGCCGATGGGAACAGTTGCCATGTGTACGGATAGACCAAGAGGCGATTCACCAACTCATTGACCGCTACGGATTGAAAGACGCCACAGAACTCAAGATTGAAAAGATAACGGGAGCGATTTACCTTGGCGATCGGTATGAAGAAGCACACTAAAATCTATTTCCAGGCCATGGGCATCAGCCCCGTGGAGTTCGTGCCTTGCGAGGTGTGTGGCAGCCGTGCCGTGGACATTCATCATATAAATCCCAGGGGAATGGGTGGGAGCAAGAGCCGAGATATAATAGAGAACCTCATGGCATTGTGCAGGCCTTGCCATCATGAAGCTGACTTCGGAACCAAATTAACCAAAGACCATTTGAATGAAATCCACCAACACCACCTATCACGGGTTCACCCTTGAGGCCACGCTGAACGGGTATTACATCTTGCGCATCAATGTGGAACTGGCAGGGGTCATGATTCATCACTACGAGGTGTACCGCAGGAAGGGGCGCAACTTCATTTTGCAGTTCCAGAGCGAGGAGATCAACGATGACGCATTCAACGAGTGCGTGAAATTTGTACGTACAAAATGATTCATATCGTAACACCCTGCTCACGCCCAGAGATGCTGGGCTTTTTGCGTGAGAGCATCCCCGCAGAGTGCAAGTGGACTGTGATGCTGGATTTCTCAACGTCAAAGAGCAAGATCCCAAAAGGAATAAACGTAATCCGCTCCAACGTAGGAGGATGGTTCGGCCACCCATTGCGCAACATGGCCATTGACTACCTGCAAACCAGCGCAAGCCACAACGACTACGTGTATTTCCTAGACGATGACAACATCATCCACCCCGATTGGTACCAAGCGGTCAAGGATTGCAACGAGGACTTCGTAAACTGGGCGCAGGTGTATCGCAATGGCCAACCCCGACTGAACGCAACAGAAACCCCACGGGTAGGGAACATTGACACGGCCTCATTCATGATGAAGATCGGCATCATTGGCAAGAGCCGATTCCAAATGGCATACGAGGCAGACGGGCTATTTGCCCAGGAGGTGTACAAAAACGGCACAACACGTGTGATAAACGACTACCTTTGTTATTATAACTATTTGAGATGAAACACGTTCCTATTTCCCAGGTCATCCCAAACAAGACCAATCCACGCTTCATAAAGGATGATAAATTCAAGAAGCTAGTACAAAGCATCAAGGACTTCCCTCAAATGCTAGAGCTGCGTCCTATCGTGGTAGACATACACATGGTAGTGCTTGGTGGAAATATGCGCCTTAAAGCGTGCCAGGCGGCTGGATTGGTGGAAGTTCCCATCATCGTAGCAGAAAACCTCACCCTAAACCAGAGGCAGGAGTTCATCATCAAGGACAATGTTGGCTTTGGTGAATGGGATTGGGACATCCTGGCGAACGAATGGGATGCCCTTGATTTGGAAAACTGGGGACTTGACTTACCAGGAGGCGAGATAGAAGAAAAGAAGGAATCGTACCGTATTGAAATCCTCCTAGAAACGATGGAGCAGAGGGAGGAAGTGTACAACGAATTGCTCTCAAACGGGTTCAATGTAAAGCTGAAGCGATGACGAATAAGGACATACAAAAAACGGCAATGGTCGAGGCACTTGAAAAATCTCTCGGAATTGTGACAACCGCCTGCAAGCAGGTCGGCATTGCTAGGAACACCCACTACGAATGGTACAAGCATGATGAGGACTATCGGCAGCGGGTGGATTCAATCGCAGACATGACCATTGACTTCGTGGAAAGCCAACTGCACAAGCAGATCAAGGAGGGCAATTCAACTGCCACCATCTTCTTTCTGAAGACCAAGGCCAAGAAGCGGGGCTACGTTGAGCGCACGGAGTTGGACATATCCACGAGCAAGCAATTTGAGGTAGAGGTCATTGACACGGATCCGAACGAATAAGGTCTTCAAGCACCTGCTCAAGAGCGACAAGCGCATCACAGTTGAGCAAGGGGGAACTCGGAGCGGGAAGACGTACAACATCCTGCTTTGGGTGATTTTTCATTACTGCGCTACCAACACGGGTAAGGTGGTGACCATCTGCCGTAAGACCTTCCCGTCCCTGCGTGCGTCCGTGATGCGGGACTTCCTAGAGATCCTGCGGGCGCATGACCTTTACCGAGAGGAGAACCACAACATGAGCAGCCACGAGTACCACCTCAACGGCAACATGATTGAGTTCATATCACTGGACGAACCGCAAAAGATACGAGGGCGTAAGCGCAACATGCTATACATCAATGAAGCAAATCAGCTTTTTTTTGAAGATTGGCAGCAACTCGTTTTTCGTACAGACGGGAAGATCATCTTGGACTACAACCCCTCTGATACGTTCCACTGGATCTATGACAAGGTGATACCACGGGACGATTGCGATTTCTATCAGACCACCTACCTGGACAACCCCTTCCTTGACCCCATCATCGTGGAGGAGATTGAACGCCTGCGGGACACGGATGAGGACTACTGGCGGGTGTACGGATTGGGAGAGCGGGGAAGCAACCGTGCGGCCATCTTTTCATTCACCACGGGGGAGGTACCTACAGACGCAAAACTACTGGCTTATGGAATGGACTTCGGATATACAAACGATCCCAGCACCTTGGTGGGTGTGTACGAACACGGCTCATCACTTTACCTGGACGAGTACATCTACCAGACGGGAATGACGAACCGAGACATCCACAACACCCTTGCCTCCCTT